AAAAAACCCGTCTTACCGGGTCGAAGTCCGGCAAGACGGGTTAAGATTCGGCGGTAGTATCCGCCGAAATTGTGTCATGTTTTCGCCGCTCGCTTCGACTCGATTGGCGTCAACTGTGTCAGATGTCAAGGATTACTGGACGGCTCAGCGTCCGCCAGCTCCTCAGCCCACCCCCAGACTTGATTGGGCGTAAAATTTCTGGCCCCTGGATTATAGCACCACTCAGTGCCTACCAGCGACACCGCAAACCGCCGGATCAGCTCCTGCCGCTGCTCACCTTTTATGACGTCAATCAAAGTCTCCAAATCAGCCACCCACTGTGGCGTGTGTCGGTCCGCATTGCCCCGAAGGTATGTCCTGAGCCTGCCAATTGCTTCAGTCGTTTTGCTAGTCATCGCTATCACCGCCCTTTGTTTTTGTACGCCTCAATTGCCTCAACAAATGCTGCCAGTGGCCCAAAAATCGCCACATTTTTTTTCAAATCCGCTACGCTCATCCAGACCAAATCGCCATTAACCTCGACCCTCGCCGCCCGCGCACCACGTGCCGCGCGTCGGGGGTTAAATTCGATGAACTTAAATGTAAAATCATCAGCCATTACTACCCCTCAGGACCCTCCAAATTTGTTAGACCGCTGCCTCACCTTGGCTCCGTCGACCCTCGCCGAAACTCGCAAAAATCCCACTCAAACCAACCGCCCTCCTGTTTTGCGACCTCGCCTGATGCCGCCAAGCACTCCGGATGCATTCGCACTGTACCGGCATCCCCGAAGGTCACAAAACGATAACTGTCGTAGGGCTGCCCGACGTCGATCATCTCGCCGCACCAGTCGCACCGCCTGCGCTTGCGGGATTTTTTCACTGATTGATGCTGAAACGTCCTCACGTCGAACTCTCCAAATTTATTGGACTGTTGCCGCGAATCGCCGCATCAATCGCCGCTGCAAATGTCTTGTGCAATGAAACGAATCTCACCTCGCCGCTGTCGTCCACGTCGTGAACACTGGCATAGACATCACCGTGCCCATAGAGTTGTAAATGGATCGACCACCCGTGCGGAATAAATCGCTGTGCGACGACCGCAAGCACGTCGACCGCTTCGTCGATATCGTTGTCCGCAATCATCTCGCCGTATTTTTGCCCGCTCATTCCGAACCCTCCAAATTTGTTGGACTGTTGCCCGTCAGGATCTTGACAACGTCTTCAACGTCATCCCACTCAACCCAGTGGCCGTGCTCATTGTACTCGCTTAAAATTCCAAACTGATCATCCGGCTCAATCTCATGCCGCGTCATGCCTTGCAGTGCCTTTGCGGCCGCATTAACCCGCCTCCGCAGCTCATCACGCTCACATCTCGCACTGCGACTAACGGCGTGACTGCTGGTGCATATCCATGTTCCGCAGTGTGAAAAAATATTTCGGTGTAGGACAGTAGCTTTAGCCCCGCACCACTTGCATCTGCTTTGTTTACTCATTCCGAACCCTCCAAATTTGTTGGACTGTTGCCGCGAAGGATCTCGACGACCTCGTCAAGATCGCGAGCAAACACGCAAAGGATGTCACTTTCACGCGTCAGCCCAAACTGTATCGCCCGCTCCGCTCTGCTTATCGCCGCATCGATCCGGCGATACACCTCGACCAAATCCTCGACCATTGCCGGGGCAAGGATACCAGTGTCAACAGCTAGGCCGGATCGAATGAATTCCAGTCTCTCGCGATCACTCTGCAGATCGCCCCACAATAACTTGCTTAGGTTTCTGTCTCTCATCGCTACCCCTCCTCATCTAACCTGTCGTCGATTCATCGCCATTTCCACCAACTCCCTTAGCCCCGGATGCCGCTCAGTCGTCGAGCCTGTCGCCTCTCGTGCGTGCAGACACACCCGCAGGCGGCGCGGAGACGCAGGACTAAGTTCAACTCGCACTCGATACGCATGAGCGTACAGCACCACATTTGTTAACTGATTCCAATCCCACGTGCTCAAGTCGCCAACTGGACAAAATTCAATCCCGTCGCCACACTCACGGATACGCGAAAACCGATTCGTGCCCATCCAAGCGTCAAGCATGTCCCAGGCTATCGACTGCCGCTCGTTGCAGTCCTCGCGTTTTTTTAACTCTTTGCCGTTGTGTTTACTCATCACTCCACCCCTTCAGCCTCGACAGCCGCACACACAACCGGACACACTTTCCGGAGTTGTTCCCAGCACAAATCAGCAATCTCGCGATGTTCTTTCTGTGTCTCTTCTGATCGTCTGACTTCGCAATAATGAATCCAACTCCTGACAGAGCCAGTCATAATCAGGACCGACTGCGTCAGGCCTTCGGGAAGAACTGCACGAGCCACCTCTTTCGCGATGCCGTTCTGAATCGCCCATTCATAAGATTTTAGTGCCGCCTGTGCAATTTCGCCTTGCAGTATATTCCACCTATGTCTTAGATCTTCGTGAGTACACTCAATAGACGCCTGTCGATTTTTTGAATCTTGTAGCCGTGTTTCGCGCAGCCAGATTTCACCAGACGGCTCAGCGTACCGCTGCGAAAACTCCTGAAACCGAAAAGATTGATGCCTCAAAATCTGCCGGCTGATGTCTCTCGGTGCCTTGATCTCCATCGAAATGCTCACCTGCTCAAACACTGACCAGTGCTTTTTTCGAATACAGTACCGCAGCAGTTTTTCGCCCGTGTCATGATTACTCTGATTTCCGGGATTGCTCACCCGTGCCGCCCAAGCCATGTACTGCTCAGGGCTGGTACAATTGTCCGTTTGTTCGCCGACCGGAACCGTGTACGCTGTGATTTTAACGCTGTTCATACCGCCACCGCCTCTCTGTTTTGCTTGCGTGTCTCGTGTGCCCTCTGTGCCGCTCGTTGTTCTCTTGACGGCTCCCGCAGCCGTGTAATTATCATGCCTTCCATGCCCTCACGCCCGCAGTACGCCCGTTCAATTCGGAACCACCTTGCGTTATCCGGATGTCGCTTCCGCCAGTGGTGTAATTGCTCGGAAGCGTACTTCCGGGAACTCGTGATAATGTAGCGAGTCTCACCGACTCGCATTGTAAGATAAATCTCTTGCCAGTTGTTTGTTTTCATGTGTGTCCCCTTGTGTTGTGTTATTCAAAAGATACTTCATCATCAGCCATCAGGTCAAATAAAGTCGGTGCCGTCAACTCACGTTCTGCACGCTCGCAGAATGACACGCCGAATTTCCAGTAGTCCGGATTCAGTTCAATTCCCCAGCCTTTACGCTTCATTTTGATCGCAACATACGGCGTTGAGTGAACGCCACCGAACGGATCAAGAATCACGTCTCCGGGATTGCTGTATCGCTCGATCAGTCTTTCAATCACGTCAAGCTGCAATGGGCAGACGTGGTTCTCCGTTGTTTTCCGACTGAGTTCTGTGTTCAGCGTTTTAATTCGCACGATGTCAGTCCAGATGTCCGGATTGTTGCTGACAGGGGCGAACAACATCATCGACGCTGGAAGATGCCCGTGCTGTTCTACAGCTTCAGTAAACGCAACGTGGTCGTGGTAGTTGTAGTTGTTTTCTTTTGCGTACCGCCGCCACCAGTGATAGATATCCGACGTGCCCATTCCGGCCAGAATCTTCGGCTGAACCAACTCATTGCCATCGCTACGCCAGATCCCGCTCGCGTGAATCTGCCACCGGCTCCGGCTGTACTCCGCTTTGTCTTTGGTCACAGGATCAGGACCAGAAGCGGTCTGATTCGGTGACATGCTCGGTTCCCACTTCCTGAACAACAAAACGAACTCAGTTGAACCACAGCCCATCTTCGTACTGTCCTTGCCGTTCTCCGTATGTCCCAGCCGATAGGTCTGTGCGTTCTCCCGGACCACATCGGTGTCAATCACGATGCGGCCCATGAAGACAAACCCACCACGCTTGAATGCTGCGACAGTTTTATCTGAAAACTCATTCACGCTGTACATCGCGTGACCTGTCATCGTGCCGTACTGGATGCGGTCCTTTGTGTGAATACAGGCGACTCGCCCAGGTTTCAGCACTCGATACAACTGCGGCACCAGAAAATCAAACTGCTTAAAGAATCCGTCATCGCCCTGATTGTGACCGAAGTCGTTGTAGTTCGGTGAATACTCATAATGATCGGAAAACGGAATACTGGTGACGATCTCATCGACGCAATCATCAGGCCATGATGTCAGTTCCGAAACACAATCATTGTTTATCGCTCTGTAAGTCTGACCGCTGACCTCGTGTCGCGGCACTCCCATACCTCGTTCGAATTTCATTTTCAACGCCTCGCCTGAAAGTCCATGTTCTCGGATAATCGCACGCATCTGCGTGGCCAGCTCGTCATGTCGTCGCCACTTCTGTTCCATAATCATCTTCGTGTCATACTGTGTATCAGCGTACACAATATGGATTTCCACCGTCTGCTTTTGCATGAACCTATGAATGCGGTGAACGGCCTGGATGAAGTCGTTAAACTTGTCCGTTGGCCCGATAAAAATAGCCTTGTTGCAATGTCGCTGGAAATTGCAACCGCTGCCCAACAACTGCGGTTTACTGCTCAGAATCTGCAATCGGCCATCGGCAAAATCTCCGACAATCTCTTCACGCACTTCAAGTTCTTGCGTTCCGAAAACAGCCCGTGAATCGGGGAACGCTTTCTGAATTTCGTGACGTTCGGATTCCAGATAGTGCCAGATAATCCAATGATCGTCTGGGGATTGTTCGACAATCTGAACAGCTTTAGCAATGCGTGTGTCAGCCGTCTTTCGTCGCTGCTTTGATACGTGCTTAATCCCGCCGCCAGGCTTCTCAAACAGAAGAGGCTGACCAAAGCTATCAACAAACGCTCCCGGCTTTCCCTGATCGCCTTCGACCTCGTGCCAGTGGACCTGCATTTCCGGCATATCATAGCCAGCATCATCGTACCCCAGATCGCTCGGAGAATTGACGAAGACTGCCCACGATGCAACCCACAGCCAGAACCGCTGCTCTTCATGCGGGTACAGTTGCAGGTTCCCGGCTTTCTTACTGTCCCTCTGAAAGAATCGCGTCATCGCCTGACCACGATCCATCACGCCAAGAAAGTCAGCATAGTTAATGAGTTCGATGAACTCATTCGGCGAAGGTGTGGCTGTCGCAACGAAGCGAAACGGCACTTTCCGAAACAGCATAGCAAACTGCTGAGTAGTCTTTGTCCCGTATGATCGAAGACAGCTCGCTTCGTCCAACGTCGCCCCGGCGAACTGTTTTGGGTCGATGTCGCCATCTCTTACACGTTCGTAATTTGTGATTATGAACGGTGTGTCAGCCTCCGCAACCTCCGCATCTGTCCGGCAGTATTTGACCACCATTCCCATTCGTGGCCCGTCGTTGCGAGTGAACTCCTGGCGAACTCCCAGCGGTGCGATGATTAGCACCTTCCCGTTAGTGTGCTCGTGAATCCACTTGCAAATCTGCAACTGCTGAACTGTCTTGCCCAAGCCAAACGACTCAAACAATGCCGCCCGACCTTTCCGGATCGCCCATTGCACACAATCGACCTGATGCGGCAAAAACCAGTCAGGACAATCTGACTCCGGAACAAATCCATCCATTACCACAGGCGGCATTTTAGACCGCAAAAAATCCTGATAATCCACAGCGTCCCCCTTTCAATGTGTGTGTGTGCTCCTCAAATCAATTCCCGTGCCTGCTCTGCCGCTCGCTGTATCACCATCAGGATGCCGGGCAAATCGTCGTGAATCTGCTTCGCCAGAATCGCTTTCCGCTGTTCTCGCAAATGGCGCACCGTGTCCTGCAGTTCGGCATTCTCCTGCTCGAACATATCCGCCACATCTTTGGCTTGCGATAGCTGCTCTTTGGCCTCATCGCACTCCTTTTGCGTCAATTGCATCAAGGCTTTAAGCCGATTATTCTCGGTCTGCAGCCTGTCACGTTTTGCGCGAACCTCCTCAATCTCTGCGTGTAGCTCCTTCCACTCGCTGACGTTTATTGCTTGTTCTGATTCGCTCATTGTCCTGCCCTCTCAGATAGTGTTGAAATTGTAAAAATCGCAAGTCGAAAGCAGCTGTTCCAGCAGGCGCAAACCGTAATCAACATCACACTGCCGTGGAGGCTCATCGCCTTCCCGCTCCTGTGTATTTCGGGCCTCGACAAGCGTACCCCATGCAATGCCCTGGCAGTCAACCGTGACGACCGCTGACACAGTTAGCCCGCCTGCCCTGCGGCTGTCGCCTGGAAGATATCGGGTGTCATCTACGTCAATTGTGTGTATCTCGCTCATCGCCCTACCCCTTGAAATAGTGTTGAAAACAAACCCCTCCACGCAGGAGGGGATGAACCCGGAAACCTACCGACTCCACTTGATGCCACCGATTCGCCGCTCGCTGATCGTCTCCCGAGTTTCAGCGTCGTAAATCCGGATTGTGTGGTCGACAAAACCCATTCCAAATTGCAGTACTGCCTGCCGCTTTGCCGTTCGCAAATCGTCACTCACCTCGATGCTGTGGTGCTGGCTGATGCTGCCGTGTACTACGGTTGCTTTGAGCATTGTTGTGTCCCTTGTGTGTTGTGTGCCAGAAAAACCCCGCCGGACGATCCAGCGGGGGAAAAGACTTGAAGACTATCGACTGTAGTGCAGGTGATGCACATATTCCTGCTCGTTCGCACTCAATTCTTCGCCGCCGGAATACCGAACGTTACGGTCTGAATATCCACCCTGACTTCTGCAGCCAGACTGATCCCGCTTGATACAGTCCACTGCCGCTTCAATTGTCCTGTGCTTGTGACCACAGCATCCGCGTACGCTGCCGATTGTCGTGTAGGTTGTGCTCATTGTCCTGATCCCTTGTGTTGTTGTGTTGTGTTGTCCCCGTCAGACTTGTGTTGTCTGATGGGGGAAGTGTAATATCTGTATCGGAAATTGCAAGCCCGATTCCAAAGAATTTCCGTAAGAATAATTCAAATTGCTGAAAACCCAGTGTTTTCACATCTCCGGATCAATTAACAGCCTGACAATAGCCTCGGCGAAAACGATAGCCGCAGCCACAAATCCGACCAATTTCAGAATTTCAATCCAGCCCATCGCCGCACTCCCTGCAAAATTCATTCACCGACCACCACAGCCGCACACATTGCCAAGCTGACCACACCACTACCGGGCATCCGATCAACCACATCAGATCCAGACAATACTCCGCGATGTCACCGCTCATTGTTTTGGCTCCTCCAGATACCTTATCAACTCGTCCAGATAGTGCTGTGCTTTCTTCAAGTCTTCAATGCCACCTTTTGCGTTCGCTCGCATCACATACTTAATCACGTTCCCAGTGAGGAACCCAGCGAACGCAGCAGGCGTAAAACATGACCGCATAACATCCCACGGTTGCACAGCCATTTTGCTATAATGATCGCCACCAACTTGTTTACTATCACCCACTAAAACCCCTCCTTAAAACGGCACCCAGTCTTCATCCACTTCCGCCGGTCCTGTCACCTCGACAGGCTCGGCCATAGTCTCGGGAATCTCGTCATCAAATTCAACCCGCACGATTTTCGGCCACTTGCCCTCAGGCACTACCCACAGGCGAGTCGCTTGCCTACAGGCTCCCCGGTGCAGCATATCCACCGCTTCGACGACTGTCGAAGGAACTTCCTGAATGCTGCGACATTGCCACCAGCCGACAGCCTTTTGCCGCGCAAAACCTTCATGCTCAATACACACCCACTCACGCACCACGGTTCCCGTCAAATTGCCCTCGCCACGACTCTCCGGATAGCAGTTGTAGGTGATGCAAAGACTGGGCACCGCGTCAGGATCTCGCTTCTTCTCGTGGCGATGCCAATCAACCGAAGTGACCACATACAACTCCGGTTCCGGCTTGCCAGTGATCTTGCTTTCGGTGTCTGCTGTCCCCTCATGATTGACAGGAAACGCCCAGCCGCACTCAGGACAGAAAGCAGACCGTGCCGCACACTCAATGCGGCATTTGTCACAGACCTTCGTTCCACCTGCTCCCTCACGTTCGACCGGCTCGCCTTTGGTCCAACCTTTGCCGCCCGTGTAGCGTCCATAGTCCGGAGAATCAAGACTTCCATGCCGTGCGATGTTCCCCCCGAAATCCAACACCAAACAATCTTCTTTGCCGTCTGCCTTGCGCAGTCCTCGCCCGACAATCTGCGCGAACAGCCCTGGGGACATTGTCGCACGCAAGACAGCCAGCGCATCAATCCGAGGAGCATCAAAACCAGTCGTCAGTACATCGACGTTTACGCACCACCGAAGTGCCCCGTTCCGAAAGTCACTGAGAATCCGGCTGCGTGTCATGTTGTCTGTTTCGCCGGTAACGACTTCGACGACTTCGCCCGTCATCACCTGCAGTGTAGCCTGAACTTGCTCGGCATGAGCAATGCCAGCACAAAAAACCAAAATCGACCGACGCCCAGCACATGCGTTTACAATCTCACTGCAGGCTAAAGTTACGTTCGAATCACCAGAAAAAACCCGCTCCATTTCAGCCACAACAAACTCGCCGTCACGAATCGAAACCCGACTCGTGTCGACTGTGCTATCAGCAGGTTTGTTGGTCAGCGCGGACAGATACCCTTCTGAAATCAGCGTGCCCGTCATCGACTCGTAGCAGATGCCGCTGAACAGTTTATCCTTCCCAGCAATCAACCCCTCCCCAGTCCGGAACGGAGTAGCTGTCAGGCCAACAGCAAAAAGCCGTTGATTGACTCGCCGCAGGTCTGCCAAGAACTGGCCGTACATGCTTTCCGCATCGCCCGAAATCAGGTGGGCCTCGTCAATCAGGATCAAGCCACGTGCCCCGAAGTCTAAGGCCTTTCGATAGACGGATTGAATCCCGGCACAAATGACCGCAGAATCGAAATCATGCCGACCAAGGCCAGCCGAATTCAGTCCGACCTGCACGCCTGCCATCTCCGCTATCTTCTCGGCGTTTTGAACGAGCAGTTCTTTGCGATGGGCAAGACAGAGCACCTGCTGATTAAATTCCAACGCTTGGCGAATCAGCATGCCAATCACCACCGATTTCCCAGCCGCTGTCGGCAGTACAATTAGCGGATTCCCTCGGCCTGACGCCATCCATTCCCACGCCGCATGATTCGCCGCGTCCTGATAATATCTCGCCTGCACCTGTATCCCTTTCCGCAAAAAACAGCCCGGCAGTGTGTGACCACTGCCGGGCATGATGTCGAAGTCTGACACACAACCGGAGCAACTACATGCCAAACGGGTTTGGCTTGCCGCTTGTCGCCACCGGTTCGCCGGTCGCTGTCACCGTGACAGGTGGCACAACGCCAGTCTGTTTTAACTTGTAGCCCTTCACCTCATTCCTCAACTTGCCCTGGTACTCTGACACGTCCACCACAGCCGTCAGCGTTCGATTGTGGAGCTGCTCGCTCGTGTGTGGTGTCAACACATTCACCGCCCGACAAATAGCCGACAGCGTGCCCTGTGCAATCTTCGCCGCCTGTTCGTTTTTGTTCCACAGATTCAGCCTGTCGTACAGTTTCCTGCCCTTGAACTGGCCTTCAACAATCTGCAGCACCATGTTCAGCAAAGATCCATCGCCCTTGCTTGTTGGCTTCTTTTCGCTTTCCACGATAATCACTTGATACTCGCCTTTCGGCACTGCCGATGCTGGCTCGTTCGGTTCCACTTTTGCCGCATCAAATCCCATCAAATCAGCCATTGGTCACCTCCAATTTTTTTGAACTACCATCAACCACAATGCCACCAATATTTGCCGCCGGAGCAGCCTGTGTGAAATACTGAGCGTAAGCCGCCCACGAAAAGTCGATCGTCTCTGGCATCGTCAGCCTGTTTTTCGCCAGCGCTCCAGGCGTTTCCGTGCAACGGATCAGCCGTTCGCCAGATCCTCCGGCAATTATCCGTTCCTTGCCGAAGCCCTCATCCTGCTTGCGAGTGTGAACGCGATAGGACGCAAACAGTACTTCATCGCACCATTCCTGAAGCGTTGCCGCTGCTGTCTCGTGCAGTGCAGGTTGATACCTGTCGTATGAATCCGTCATCGGATCGGTGTACTTCTTGACCGCTGTGTGGGCCAGCAAAATCACACCCAGTTTCCGCTCGGATTCTGTGCGCAACCAGTCCAGCATTGTCAGGATCTTGTCCCAGTATGCCATTGCTGATTTGTATCCGGCACCGTAGCCGATATCGCCGATTGTCGGTTTCCCGGCCTCTCGTGCCACCTCGGCGTGAATCAGGGCTTCCAGCCAGTCGACCGAATCAATTGCAACCCATTTGAAATCGTGCTTCTGCGTGGCCAAAAACGTCAACGCTTCCATCACTTGTTCCAGACGAATCAGATGTTCCGTCTTCGCGACGTCGATGTCGTTCAAGCCGTCTTCCAGATTCAGAAACAGCACGTCCGGAGCCTGTGCAGCCCAACTGCTTTTCCCTATCCCATGCGTGCCGTACAACAGCACCCTTCGCGGTACGATCTTTTTGCCTCTTGTAATCTTCACGGTGTGTATTCCCCTGTTAATGTGTCGGTGACAAAAACCACTGTCGAGCCATGTTGGCCCCACACTTTTCGAACAATCAATTCCCACACCACTGCATCGTCAGGCCAGCACTCGCTAAGCCCGTCGAGTATCGCTTTTGCGATGTTGTCGGCGTCCGGCTTCTGTGTGTGCGGTTGCCCGTCGTGCTTCAACTTTTTCGCTTTCGTCCAGCTTTTCGGCATTTCAAAAACGCACCCAATTGTGACCCGGACCGGCCCTTCCAGTTTTGGCTTTCTTGCCGATAGCTTTGCCGCAATACTGCGGTAAACAACGCCAGGCGACTTTTGCGGAATGTAATGCCGAATGCCGCCCCATTTTGTCCGAACGCTACGTGCCCTCGGCATACCCGCAGGCTGCCCGAAGATTGTGATGTTCCACGTCGTCATACGGTTGCATCCTCCAGTGCTTCCCTGACCATTCCACGCCAATCAACATCGCCCTGCATTTGCAGCAGCTCACGCAGTGCGGACTTGAGTTCCTCAAACTTCGTTAGCCTGTCACTGACGGAGTAAATGACGGGCTTTCGTTGTTCTACTACGGGGAGATTCAACGGCAGAATATCGGCCTCGATTGCCGCCTCTGTGACTGCCAGCTCCTGTTCGTGATCGTCCCACATTTTGGCTATGCGTGCGATGCGACTCTGTTCGGCTTCTGCTGATTGTTGTCGGACTAGTTCGGCCTGTCTTGCAGTCTCTTCTGCTACATGTTTCTCCGCCAATGCCTCAGCCTCTCGGCGGTCACTTTCAGCTTTCGCCCGTCGCAGTTCTTCAAGCTCCGCACGTTCCGCCGCTCGCTGTGCTTCCTCCTGTCGTCTGGCGTTCTCCGCCTTTACTTTCTCGAACGTGAACGAGGTCCATTCCAGTGCTGTCAGTGACCCCGCTTCAGACTCGGGAAACGCCCCTGCATTCTCCGGCCATGACATTCGTCGAACGGCCACCCGCTCGACTCGCTCGGCCTCTGCTGCCTGACGTTGCTGTTCCTCGTGTAGTGCCTCTTGATGCTTTAGGTGAATCTCAACTGGCTCAATGATCGCCCCGATTTCCTTCGCCACTCCGTTGACGGTGTCAATCCATTTCTTGGCTTCCTCATTCAACAGCTTTCGCCGCTTGTCGATCGACGTCCGCAACTTGACCACGGCTTTCCGACCCTCGACGACCTTCTTCAGCCCGTGCACTTCGACCGTCAATTCCTTCAACGGTCGCACCGTTGCCAGTGCATCAGCCTTGACTTGATACAGTTCTGTTAACTGAGTCTCGCGACTTGTTTCCGCTGGTGGCTGCTCCACCTGTTCCGTGTATCCGAATGCGTCTTCAATGTCGTTCACTGCTCTGTCCCCTTTTGTGTTTTTGAACGTTCAAACAATTCACCACGCAACACTTTCACGCCACCAGGGGCGTGTATCGCAATCCGAAAAGTCGAGCCGTCTTTCGACACGACCTTTACCCGGATGTCGTCACCAATGCAGATTTCTTCTCCAGCCTTTCGGCCCAAAACTAACCAGTTTTTTTCAGACTTCACAGACTCACCCCATGACCGCCAACACCCGTCAGCGCTTCCATATTGCATGTCGGCATTTCGTATGCTGGTGTCATCCAACCACCACGCCGCAAGTGCTCATCGAGTGTCCATTCCCGCCGAATATCTGCAGCCCGTTCCGCAATCTCAGCAGGTGTGGGATCAGTAATGCGAAGTGAAACCAATTCCCGTCGCATCTGCCAGACGCTCCGGCCTGTCAGATTGTCCTCAACCATCAGGGCGATGTCCTCGCCCTGTTGCGGCGTGATCGGCCTTGCCCAACGCCACTCACTCACCGGCTTGCCGTTTGGCGTTTCTGCCAGCACTGTCAGCCGCGTTTTGCCATCGTGTCGAATGCCAACCACATAGCCGCAAGCCCACGCAGCTTCAGGCCTGCCGTCCTTTTCGGCTGATGCCAAGACATAGTCACCTAGTTTCGTGTCGTTCATCGTCGCCCCTTTCTGTTGTGTCAAAAAAACACCCCGCACAGCCGCATAATACGGCGTAAGGGATCAGCTCACCAGTCAGCACCTTGCTGACTTTGCACGCTATCCATGTGCTGTGTGCGGGGAGTGTTGTACCTTACCGTGCCATGCCCCGTTCGACCGCTGCCAGAATCGCGGCCTGCCGCGTTGGCCCGATCTTGTCGAGCCGATCCATCAGCGGCTTCGGAATGCGGACCAAGCAGGTCACCGCATCCGGCTTGTGTTTGCGCGGTCTTCCGACCTTTTGAGAACTCATCGAAATCATCCTGATTATGTGTGTGTGTTGTGAAAATTGTCCGTCAGTCTGTACACATCGCCAACTGCATCGCACGCGATGCCACAGTATTCAGCGCGACAGCTTTGGTGGGAAATGACTCAGACCGCACCCCGATACCGCCGCGAATTGTTGAGACGATCCATGCCTTGCCATCTTTGCTGACAGAGACAGTTTCGCCGCCGGGCAGATCAGCCACTAATCGCCCAGCAGAATAGCCGCAATCCTCGGAGCGGTAAAACTCCGTTGTGTGCGAAATCAGCCCGGTTGCCGTCAGGATTGATGTCTTTACTTTTGTTGCTTGCACTGTGTGTTTCCCCTGTCTAAAAGATTGAAAATGAACCCCCGCCGATTGACGGGGGGAAGTGTGAAACTACTCTGCAACAGAAAACGTCAATTCGACGCCGTCTTTGTCCAGCACGACAGCCCCGTCGTACGTGCGATACCCAACTCGCTCAAATCGCTGCCAGCACTCTGACACAAACTGCTGATCGTCCCACGCTCCAGCAGAGTCAACAATATCAGATGGGTTTACAAGGCTCGCCGCCTCGTCAGTATCAACCCCGTAAAACTCAGCAGCAAATGCAATAAGACTAGCATCATCACCAGCGTATGGCAGTTCGGTTGCAAGTGTCCAGACGTTGTTGCCGTACTGCTCATTGCCAGACTCAGCAAACAAAATGACATTGATTGTCAGACTGCTGTTGTGCCTGCGGTGTGTGAGAGTTACCATCGTCCTGCCCCCTGTGTGTGTTGTGTGTCAGACTCGTGTCTGATGAGTGAAGTATAATTTCATTATCGGAAATTGCAAGGGCTGAATCTGAAGAATTTTAGAAAATAAAATTCCCCCTCTTTTTGGGAGGGGGAAAGTGTCAGGTTGTTACTTCACGAAATCCACAGCCTGCCCGTCTGATGCAATCACTCGCCACCCCTTGCGGGTTGCCTTGAGCTT